AGGCCCTACTGCCTCCACACTTTTTCCGCGCTCGACCTGCCCCGCCCTCCTGGGCCCAAGTCCAGCTGGTCGAGCACCGGCCATGATTGCGAGCCGGGACCTTCCTAGGCCATCGTTGTCTGCATAGAAAAGGAGCCACCGTGGACTATCAGTACAAGTCGACCCCGTTCAAGCACCAGGCCGAAACCTTCGAGGCGAGCCGGGACCTTCCCTTCTACGGCATCCTGTGGGAGCAGGGTTGCGGCAAGACCAAGCCCTGCATCGACACGGCCGCCTACCTCTACGAGAAAGGCGAGATCGACGCGGTGGTGGTGGTCGCGCCCAGCGGGGTCCACCGCAACTGGCTCAGCGACGAGCTCCCAGCGCACTTGCCCGACCGCATCGCCCGCGTCTCCAAAGCGCATGTGTGGAACAGCCAGAAGGCCCGGAACGTCGGGGTCACCAAGGAGCGCGAGCAGCTGCTCAAGCACAAGGGCCTAGCCTGGCTGCTGCTCAGCTACGACGGCGCGGTCACCGACCTGGCGAAGAAGTATCTGTGGAAATTCCTGCGCCAGCGCCGCGTCCTGTACGTGATGGACGAGGCCCACAACATCAAGACCCCGTCGGCCAAGCGCACCAAGGCGCTGGTAGCCAGCGGCCGCTATGCACCCTACCGTCGCCTGCTCACTGGCACCCCGATCGCGCAAGGACCCTTCGACCTTTACAGCCAGCTGAAATTCCTTGACGAGGATATCTGGAAGAAGCACGAGCTCGACAGCTTCCGGACGTTCAAGTTCCACTTCGGCGACTGGTTCACCCGTGCCGAGTGCGAGAAAGAGCTCGGCTATGACCCCGGCTATGACAAGCTGATCGAGTACAAGAATATTGACGAGCTCACCACCATCCTCCAGAGCGTGAGCAGCCGGGTCACCAAGGACGAGGTGCTGGACCTGCCGCCGAAGCTCTACAGCACCCGCTACTTCGAGCTCGCTCCAGAGCAGGCGGACCTGTACATGAAGCTGCGCGACGAGTTTGAGGCCGAGCTCGAAGACGGGGCCATGATCGACGGCAACCTGGCCATCGTCCGGCTGCTCAGGCTCCAGCAGATCGTGAGCGGCTACGCCTACACCGACGACGATGAGGAGCCGGTGCGGCTCATCGGCAAGCGCAACCCGCTGATGGACCAGGTTGAAGAGGTGACCGATGGCCTGAGCCATCCGGCCATCATCTGGTGCCGGTTCACCAAGGACATCGACCAGGTCATGGACCGGCTCGGCAAGGCGGCCGTGCGGTACGACGGTACCATGAACGACGACGAGTGCGAGCGGTCCAAGATGGCGTTCCAGGCCGGGGATGCGCAGTGGTTCGTCGGCAACCCGGCCAAGGGCAAGGAGGGGCTCACCCTGATCCAGGCGCGCTCGGTCCTGTACCCCACCAACAGCTTCAAGCTGATCGACCGGCTGCAGAGCGAAGATCGTGCGCACCGTATTGGCCAGGAGCATCCGGTCAACTATGTTGACTTCGAGGCGCGGCTGCCTGGCGGGGCTCAGACGGTTGCTCGCCACATCATCAAGGCGCTTCGGCGCAAGTTTGATATCGCCGCCAGGATTACTGGTGACACGCTGAGGGAGTGGTTATGAGCAAGGTCTTCGTCGTCCAGGACACCAAGTGGGTGGACCCCAAGGACGGCCAACTCAAGCCCAAGTTCGACTTCTCCCCGGCTGCCGAGCATGGCGAGCTCATGTTCCTCCTGGGCTCGAACGCCAGCCCCTTCAACCTGGACCCGGTGCTCAAGGAGCTCCACGAGCGCCTCAAGGACTTCGGCGACGATGACCACCTCCTGCTGGTCGGCAACCCCGTGCTCCTGGGCCTAGCCACCGCCATCGCGGCCGACTTCAATGACGGCACGGTCAACATGCTGCAGTGGTCAGGAGCCAAGCACACTTACATCCCGGTTCGCGCCCAGGGGGTGTTTGCTGATTGCCAGGATGAGGCGGCGTAGACAACATGGCGACAGGTGGGTAGCCGAACCAAAGGGGCCCGTTCCCAACATTGGAGCGGGCCCCGACCACCATCAGAAATGGAGAACCTAATGCACGACTACAGCGACTTCAAAGACGGGCCTGGCGACAACGTCCTGGCTCGCATCAGCGGCTTGGCGCTCGATCAGAAAGAGGCTGAGGCAGAGGTGGCCCGCTGTGAGGAGGCGCTGAAGAAGGCCCAGGAGAAGCTGCGGGACATCGCTGAACACCAGCTGCCTGCGCTCATGGATGAGGCCGAGGTGAAGGAGTGCACCACCAAAGACGGCATCAAGGTCAAGATTGTCGAGAAGATCAGGGGGTCCATCCCGGCTGCGACCGCTGAAAAGGCGTTCAGCTGGCTGGAGGACAAGGGTCACGGCAAGCTGATCAAGCGTGAATTCAAGATCGAATTTGGCAAGGGCGACGAGGCATGGGCCAAGAAGTTCGAGGCTGACCTGCGCAAGCGCAAGAAGCCCCTCAAGTTCGACATCAAGCGCGGTGTACATCCGTCCACCCTGGCGTCGTTTGTGACTGAACAGCTGCAGGAAGGGGTGGACATTCCCCTGGACACCTTCGGTGTGTACCGCCAGCGGTCCAGCAAGATCGACTTCAAGGACCCCGGCTAACGAGATACCGTCACCTGGTTAGTGGTGAGCGCCTCGGCAGAGGAAGGGCCATTGCTCGGGAGGCCCTAAAAGTGTCCCCAGCGTTTGAAAGGAGGGCCATCATGGCCGGACAGAGCAAAGCGGTTGCCAACACCCCCAAGGGTGGCGCGGTAGCCGCCTATGACTACGGAGCCGACGCGGGAGCAGGCTTCGAAGGCACCAGCGGGGCTGACCTCAGCATCCCGTTCATCAGCATCCTGCAGTCCAACTCGCCCCAGGTCGAGGAAGACGGGGACCGCTACAAGCCGGGGCAGATGGTCAACACCGTCACCGGCGACATCATCGAAGGTGATGTCTCCAAGCAGGCACCTGGCCAGGCGTTCTTGCCGGTGCACAAGGAAACGGCCTACGTCGAATGGGTGCCGCGCGACAAGGGCGGCGGCTTCGTCGGCCTGCATGACCCCAACGGCGATGTCGTCAAGGCGGCCATCGCAGCCAACGGCGGCAGCCGCATTGGCAAGCTCATGCTCGACAACGGCAACGAGCTCATCGAGACGCACTACATCTACGGTCTGCTCCTCAACGAGGACGGCACCGAGACGACGGGCTTCGCGGTGGTCTCGTTCACGTCGACCAAGATCAAGCCGTACCGCGACTTCACCACGGCCATGTACACCCTCAAGGGTCGGCCGCCGATGTTCGCCAACCGCGCCGTGCTCAAGACGGTCAAGCAGAAGAACGAGAAGGGCTCGTTCTTCAACTTCAAGATCGAGCCGCTCAAGGGCAGCTGGTCGGAGAGCCTGATCAACCCCGGCACCGAAGCGGCCTTGCTCGAAGAAGCCAAGGGCTTCCGCGACATGGTCACCAGCGGCATGGCCCGTGCTGCGTTCGAGACGCAGAACAACACGGGTGACGGCGGCAACGGCTCGTCCGAAGACCCGCCGTTCTGACCTGATCGGGGCGGCGGTTTCCCCCTGTTGCCGCTGCTTCGTCGTCAGGGGAGACCAATGCCCCCGGTCTCCCCTGACACCCTTTTCCGCTCTAGAAACCGGAGCCTTATGTGCCGACCTGGTCACCCCAACAAGACGCTGCTCTCAAGGCAGTAGATGAATTTTGCCGAGACCCTAGTCGCCAGGTGTTCCGCCTGTTCGGCTACGCTGGGACCGGCAAGACCACGCTCGCCAAGCACTTCACCGAAGGCGTGGATGACGTGCTGTTTGGGGCCTACACCGGCAAGGCCGCCTATGTCCTGAGGCAGAAGGGCTGCCCCAACGCCAGCACCATCCACTCCATGATCTACCACACCAAGGAGAAGGGGAAGGCGCGCCTCAAGGAGATCGAGGCGATGTTAGCGGCGCTGCTGATCGAGCTCCGCCAGGAGGCAGGCTCGCACCTCAGCGCGGCCGAGCTCACTGAGGTGTTCAATAACAATCGCCGTGTGAGGGACCTGCGAGAGCAGGTCGAGCGCGAGCGCAAGGCGCTCAGCCGCCCCAGCTTCACCCTCAACGACGAGAGCCCCGTCAAGGACGTGGACCTGGTGGTGATCGACGAGTGCTCCATGGTCGACGGCCGCATGGGCGAAGACCTGCTCAGCTTCGGCACCAAGGTGCTCGTCCTGGGCGACCCTGCCCAGCTGCCCCCGGTCGGTGGTGGCGGCTTCTTCACCGAAGGGGTCAAGCCGGATGTGATGCTGACCGAAATTCACCGCCAGGCGGCCGAGAGCCCCATCATCGCGATGGCCACCCAGGTGCGCGAGGGCAACCGCCTCTCCCTGGGCACCTACGGCAATTGTCAGGTGATCGAGCAGCGGGACCTAAGCCCAGAGCAGGCGATGAAGGCGGACCAGCTGCTGGTCGGCCGGAACAAGACCCGTCACTCCAGCAACCGGCGCATGCGCCAATTGAAGGCCATCTCCAGCAACGACTACCCGGTGGTCGGCGACAAGCTCGTCTGCCTGCGCAACAATCACGAGAAGGGCCTGCTGAACGGCGCGCTCTGGTACGTGGAGGGCGTCGGGGCCATCACCGAAGACCGCGTCTACATGACCGTCGAAGCCGAGAGTGACCTGGAGGGCAACGCTGGCACCCAGCTGGAGGTGGAGGCCCACACGCACTACTTCGAGGGCCGCGACGAGAGCCTACCCTGGTGGGAGCGCAAGGAGGTCGAGGAATTCGACTACGGCTACGCCATGACCGTCCACAAGGCCCAGGGCTCGCAGTGGGATGATGTCATGCTGTTCGACGAGGCCTACTGCTTCCGGCAGGACCGGGACCGCTGGCTCTATACAGGCATCACCCGCGCGGCTGAGAACCTGACAGTGGTCAAGATGTGAGTGACTTGGAGAAGCGCCTTGGTGAAATTCACTGTATCATCCTCCAAGGCGGGGCGGGTCCGGTGTGTACGGCGCTCGTACGGAAGCGAGTAAATAGGGCTTCGCTGGTCGAGGCAGTCGAGCAACTCAAGTTAGCGACAAAGATGCTGGAGGACACCATTGGCACCTTGCCCATACCGGGGCATGGTGGGAGCCTTGCCGCCAGCGACGGGGAAGGGACACAGAACCATGAGAATTGATTACGGCCGTGACGAATTGCTCACCACGTTGGGACGGATAACGCTGGAGGAGCGATATTGTCAGGCCGGGGAGGGCCCTCAGGACGTCTTCGCCCGCGCCAGCCAGGCGTTCAGCGGCGGTGACCCGGAGCTCGCTCAGCGGCTCTACGAGTATTCCTCCAAGCTGTGGTTCAGCTACGCCACCCCGCTCATCTCGAACGGCGGCACCCCCAACGGTCTCCCCATCAGCTGCTTCCTCAACTACGTCGACGACAGCATCACCGGCCTGGCGGCCAACTTCACTGAGAACGCCTATCTCTCCACCAACGGCGGCGGCATCGGCACCTATTGGGGCCACGTGCGCTCGGTCGGTGAGAAGACGTCCAAGGGTGTCGAGACCCCCGGCCTCATGCCCTTCCTCCACGTCATGGACAGCCAGCTGCTGGCCTACCACCAAGGCCGGACGCGGCGCGGCGCTGGAGCCGCCTACATCGACATCAGCCACCCTGAGGTGGTCGAATTCATCGAGATGCGCACCCCGACCGGGGGCGACGTCCATCGCAAGAACGAGAACACCCACCACGGGGTCTGCATCAGCGATGACTTCATGTTGGCGGTGAAGCACAGCAAGCCGTGGACCCTGGTCGACCCCAACAGCGGCATCGCCAAGGCCACGCTCGACGCGCGCCAGCTGTGGATGCGGCTGCTGCTCAAGCGGGTGCAGACCGGCGAGCCCTACCTGTTCTTCTCTGACACGGCCAACCGCGCGCTCCCAGAGCCGCTCCGCTCCCTGGGCTTGCGGGTCCACCACTCCAACCTCTGCACTGAGGTCATGCTGCCCACCGCTCCCGACCGGACGGCCGTGTGCTGCCTGAGCTCACTGAACATGGCGAAGTACGATGAATGGGCCCCGGTGGCCGAGCAGTTCATCGACGACCTGGTCACCATGCTCGACAACACGCTGGACGTGTTCATCGAGCAGGCCCCGGAAGGCATGTGGCGCGCGGTCAATTCGGCCCAGAGGGAGCGGTCGATTGGGCTGGGGTCACTCGGCTGGCACACCTTCCTCCAGCAGCGCGGTCTCTCCATGGAAGACCCGGAAGCGCGCCGCCTGAACCTCAGCCTTTATGGCACGATCAGCCAGCTGGCCAAGCGCGCCTCGCTACGGCTCGGAGCCGAACGCGGCGAAGCGCCAGACATGGCCGGTACCGGCCTGCGTCACGCCCACCGCATGGCCATCGCCCCCAACGCTACGAGCTCGCTCATCTGTGGCGGGGTCTCCCCGTCGACCGAACCGATGGCGGCCAATGCCTTTGCCCAGAAGACGCTGAGCGGCACCCAGGAGGTGCGCAACCCGGCGCTGCAGACGCTCCTGCGCTCCCTGGACCGCGACAAGCCGGGGGTGTGGTCGAGCATCCTCACCCATGATGGCTCGGTCCAGCATCTGGACTGGCTCACCCCGGAGCAGAAGCGGGTGTTCCGGACGCACGTCGAGCACGACCAGATGGCCATCATGGAACAGGCCATTGACCGTCAGCCATTCATCTGCCAGGGGCAGAGCTTCAACCTGGCGCTGCCCCCGACGGTCAGCCCTGCCGAGCTCAACCGGCTCCACTTCCGCGCCTGGGAGGGCGGCCTCAAGGCCCTCTACTACCTTCGCTCCAGCAGTGTCCGGCGGACCGAGGCTGTGGGCACCAACCTCAGTCAGCCCACCCGCGCGCCAGCGCCAGGTGAAAGCGACTGCACAGCATGCGAGGCCTGACAATGCAAACTCCATCCCTGTTCACCAAGCGCACCGCCTACAAGCCATTCTGGTTCCCGTGGGCGTATCAGGCCTTCGTCGAGAGCGAGCAGATGCACTGGCTGGTGCGCGAGGTGCCGCTGAACGTCGACGTGCAGGACTGGAAGGCCAAGCTCAACGACGACGAGCGCAACCTGCTCACCCAGGTGTTCCGCTTCTTCACCCAGGCCGACGTCGACGTGGCCGAATGCTACATCGACCGCTACCTGCCCCTGTTCAAGCCGGTCGAGCTCCGGATGATGATGGCCTCTATCGCCGCGCGTGAAGGGGTCCACATCCAGGCCTACTCGACGCTGATCGACGAGCTCGGCATCCCGGAAGCCGAGTATGCAGCGTTCATGGAATATGACGAGATGCGCCAGAAGCACGAGATGATGTGCGAGGCGAGCGGCGACGGTCTGGAAGGGCTGGCGCGCGACATCGCGGTGTTCAGCGCCTTCGGCGAAGGCCTGCAGCTGTTCGCTAGCTTCGTCATCCTGCTCAACTTCACCCGCTTCGGCAAGATGAAGGGCATGGGGCAGGTCATCAGCTGGTCCATCCGCGACGAGAGCCACCACGTGGCGTCCATGGTCAAGGTGTTCCACGCTCTGCTGGACGAGCACCCCGGCCTGTGGACCACCGAGCTCCGCAACCGCATCTACCAGGACTGCGACCGCATGGTCCACATGGAAGACCGCTTCATCGACCTGGCCTATGGCGAGGCCGATATCGAAGGGCTCACCCCTGACGAGGTGAAGACCTACATCCGCTACATCGCCGATCGCCGCCTGGGGCAGCTGGGGCTGGAGCCGCTCTACAACATCGCTGAAAACCCGCTGCCGTGGGTGGACGTGCTGGTCAGCGGCAAGGAGCACGTCAACTTCTTCGAGAACAAGGCCACCGACTATTCCAAGGCCTCGGTCACTGGCAGCTGGGACGACGCCTTCTCGATGTTCGAGGAAGCCGGGGTGCTGCCCTCAGAGTGGCAGGTGCTCAGCAAGCCAGGCTGCCCCCACTGCGTGGACGCCAAGAACCTCCTCACCTCCCTGGGCTTTACCCCGGTGGTTCAGGAGCACGTGTCTGAGGACGACATCGCCGCGTTCAAGGCCCAGGGGCACAAGACCTTCCCCCAAGTGTACCACAACGGCACACTGGTCGGTGGCTACAGCGAGCTCCAGGCTTACGTTTCCCAGCACAGCATGAGCGTCGCTGCATGACCTTCAAGACCGCCCCCACCTACGCGGTGGCGGGTGGTCCGCCACACGACTGGATGGACCTGGAGATATGGGACATCGTCCAGGAGCAGCTGGTCACAGACGTTGTTGAGATCAACACAGCCGAAGGGTGGCTGATCAAGTATGCCTTGGACGCTAAGGGCAAGCCGGTGCTCGACGGGCCCGCGAACAACCCCTATCTCAAGAAGGTGAAGGTCCACGGCCGCTTCATGATACGCTACCGTGTGGAGAAGCGGAAATGAGGGTGCTCGTGTGTGGCGGCCGGGACTATCAGAACAAGTCTCGTGTTGATCAGGTTCTGCAGCAGGTGGGAGCCGAGCAGCCGATCACCACGATCATCCATGGCGCGGCGCGCGGCGCTGACCAGCTAGGTGAGGCCTGGGGCCTCAGGCGCGGCATCCGGCTGGAAGCCTACCCGGCCGACTGGAGCCGTTTCGGCTTGTCTGCAGGGCCCCGGCGCAATCAGGAGATGCTCACCAAGGGTCAGCCTGACCTAGTGGTGGCCTTCCCAGGTGGCCGGGGCACAGCCGACATGGTGCGGCGCTCCCGGCGCGCTGGCATTCGAGTGATTGAGGTATAGAAAAGGAGACCACCGTGGCAGAGCTCACCCCTTGCTACCTGATGCAGCTGGAGGCCCGCTTCCTCCAATACCTGGAGAACAAACCGGACGGCTGCAGGGTCTGGACCGGAGCCAAGAGCCGGGGAGGGCAGCGGCCATGGTCGGGGCCCTACGGGAGCTTCTGGGTGGACAGCGAGCACAACACGGTGCGCGCTCACGTCTTCGCCGCGTTCCTGGCTGGCAAGATACCGACCCTACGCGTCCCTCTTGGGCAGAACCTCGATCATGGATGCGACCACGGGACCTTGTGCATCGACTGCACTGAGCTCGTACCCAAAGGCGTGAACCTGGCGCGCGGTCCAGCGAAGGGACGGTCTCAGAAAATGACGCCAGATCAAAATAGGGGGTTGTCTTCTGTTGCAGCGTGAGAGATAGGGTCTCTCAACACCGCTGGTCACCTGAGGGAGACCAGGCCGCAATCCAGGAGGCGGGATATAAATGCTTGGTGAACAGTCGATGAAGTCAGGGCCAGCGGTGGCTAGAAAGTGCCAACACAGAAAAGGAGACTACCCATGATCAAGTTCCTCGGCAAGACCTATGCCCAAACCCGCACCGCCGCTGAGAACGGTGCAGACCTGTTCCTGGACCAGCTGACCGGCGCACAGCTGGTCGAGCTCCACAACCTGGTTCGGTCCAACCTCGGCCTCAGCACCACCAAGCGTTTCGCCGACACCAAGACGGCTATCAAGCGGACTTGGGCGGCGCTGGAAGCCTACGACCAGGCGAACGACGAGAGCCTCGGAGCCGACGACAAGGGCAAGACCGCCCCTGCTCCCAAGGACGAGAAGAGGACCCGCAAGCCGCGCGGCATGCGCTTCGTATTCCCGGCCGGTGACGAGATCAAGGCGGTTCGCCCCGGCACCTTCCGCGCCAAGCTGGTCGAGCTCTTCTCCACCAAGCCGGGTGCGACCTTCGACGAGGCACTGGCTGCGACCTGGGGCTCGAAGAAGGGTATGGACCCGGAAGTCGCCAAGAAGACCTGCTATGAAGGCATTCGTCTCCTGCACTACTATGTCGGCTACGGCATGAAGCAGGATGCGGACGGCCGCATCACCATCCACAAGTAAGCGATTGCCTTCTGCTCCCGGCCGCGCGACGGTCGGGAGCAGAAAGGGAGCACACATGGCCGGACGAAATTACCCTCGCCTCGACATCTATGAATTCGGGGCACGCCTTCTCGAGACCGGGGACCTTGACCCGGTCTACATTGCGTTGAGCAAGATGGAGTGGATGGACGCTGAGCAGCGGGACCGCTGGCTCATCGCCTATTGGTGCTTCTACCATTGCGGCGCGGCCTCCTACATCAGCGAAGCCGGTGGCAAGGAATTCTGGCAGCGCATGAGCATCGCCGCCAAGAACGAGACCGAGGCCCCCGATGGCGGCCGGTGGCCCAGGGGCAGCGAGCGGCGGCACTTCCGGGGTGAGGCAGCCGTCAAGGCGGTCACCAAGCTCTGGGGCCGCTTCATGGACAACCCGCACCAGATGGTGGAAGAGATCGCCGCTGGCGAGGGCCCGCTGCCCTACGCCCTGGTGGCAGGGCGCGCCAAGGAGCTCCCTCTGTTCGGACCCTGGATCAGCTTCAAGGTCTGCGACATGCTCGACCGCCTGGGCATTGTCGGGGTGGACTTCGACCAGGCTGCGGTCTTCATGTTCGATGACCCTGTCAAGTCAGCCTTAATGTTCTGGCGTTGGAAGATGGGTCTCCCGGAGAACGCCAAGCCCAAGGACCAAGAGCTCGTGATTAACGAGGTGGTCGCTCACCTCACCGACCACTTCAAGGGCTTCACGGCTCCACCCCATCACGAGCGCCCTGTTGGCTTGCAGGAGGTGGAGACGGTGCTCTGCAAGCACAAATCACACCTGAATGGCCACTATCCTCTGTTCAATGATATTGACGAGATCAGGCACGGGTTGACCGGCTGGGCTGAGGCGAGTGAGACTGCCAGGGGTATGCTCCACGCCATGCCGAAGGGCTCGCATTGATGGATTGTGGTATCTACCGGATTGACGGCCCTCGTGGTCGCTGCTACATTGGCCAAGCTCTCAGGCTGGCTAAGCGGCAGCGCGACCACAAGAACCTTCTCCGGAAAGGTGCTCACTGGAACGTGAAGCTGCAGCGCGCTTGGAACAAGTACGGGGAGCAATGCTTCACCTTTTCTGTGGTCGAGGTTTGCCTCCCTGGGCAGCTGGATGAGCTTGAACAGCAATGGATTGACAAGACCGGGGCGGCTCGGCACGGTTACAATATTAACCCCGCCGCCAGTAGTCCTAAGGGCTGCCGCCGAACGGCGCAATTCAAGAAACAGGTGAGCGAAACTCTCAAGAAGAAAGCAGCTGATCCTGCAGTGAGAGATCGCCTCCGAAGACAATCGTTGGCTTTGGCGGCTGATCCGGTAGAGCGAGCTCGCAGACGGCAGAACATGCGCCAAATGCAACAGGAAGGACGAATTTGATGCGCGTTCATATTGAGGGAATGGGACTGACGGGGTCGATGCTCGCTCGGTTACTGTGGCGCAAGGAGATTGATTTTTCATGGCACGACAGCCATGACCCGCGCGTCGCCTGGCAGGCTTCCACCGGGGCCATCTACCCGTCTGGCTCCGAGAAATTCGGCCCCGACGAGGCATGCCGGGAGGTGTGGGCTCAGTGGCATGCCCAGGACCTGTTCGATGGCGCGACCGAGGAAGCGCGCTTCGTGTACTCGACCAAGAGCCCCCCGCACGGCGGCAACTACGCTCGTGAGCAGATGGAGAGCGGCCTGTGGCTGGCTGGGCCGAGCTCCTACCACCTCAACGCTCAGCTGCTCGTGCCGAAGACGCGCGAGCTCTTCGCTGGTGGCGAGGTGCAGGCCGCCTTCGCCCCCAAGATGGACGACGTGGATTGGTACATCCAGGCTCACGGCTGGGGCCGCCGCCTGGGCCATGTGTATTGGGGCTGGACCCGGCTCGTCGAGCTCGACTACGACCGCTCGCTCTACCAGTTGAACGGTGAAGAGCGCCGCCCTGCCTTCTACTTCCGGGAGGGCCGCTTCATCATGGCCTACGCCTACCCGGTGCCAGGGACGCCCTACTGGTACGCGGGGAGCTCGATCATCAAGCAGCCGGTCATGGGCCGCAAGAGCCTCGACATGCCACCGAAGTACGATCGCTGGAAGGCCAATTTCGAGCGGTTGGCTGGCGGCGCGGTGAAGGTGGCCCAGGAGGGCGACTTCATCGAAGGCTGGCGGCCTGCTGCCAAGGAGGATGACGAGGCCTGGACGCGGGTCAAGGGCAACGCCATCACCGTCAGGCCGCTCTGGAACAGCGGCATCCGGCATATGCCACGGCAATGGGCTGGCGTTGCTGCCACGCTGGGCCTGGAGCCGTGAAGGGGCCTAGGAAGCCGGAACGTGCGTTGAGCAGGTACTGGACTGATCCGCAATTTCGGGAACGTACTTTGGCAAATATCAAGACCAACAGGGAGCAGAAGAAAGACACTCCTGAATGGCAGGTCAGGCAGATGTTCATGAATGCCCGCCGTCGTGCTATTAGGGATGGGTTGAAGTTCGACATAACGAAAGACGATATCACTATTCCTGCTCGATGTCCAATTCTAGACGTTCCGTTCGGGCCCACCAACACACCATTTACCCCAACCTTAGATCGCGTCAATAACGACAGAGGCTATGTTAAGGGTAATGTCGCTGTGGTCACCAAGATTGCCAACAGCATGAAGGGCAAGTTCACGCTCCAAGATGTCGAACGGTTGCTCGCTTACATGAGGACTGCAGCATGATCATAAACATCAGGGGAACGTCGGGGTCTGGTAAGACCACGCTGGCTAGGGCGGTGATGGCTTGCTATCCTTCCAAGGCAGCAGTCAAGGTGCCGGACAGGAAGCGACCAATTGGCTACATCTACCAGCACCCGGCTGGTGGGCGGCCGCTGGCAGTGATCGGCCACTACGAGACCGCCTGTGGTGGCTGCGACACGATCACCGACCAAGACCACATCTATGAGCTCGTACGGCAGTCGCACAGCGCGGGGATGGACGTGCTCTACGAGGGCCTGCTCATCAGCGCAGAGGTCAACCGCGCGGTCAAGCTGCACGAGGATGGCCTGCCATTGCTCGTGGTGGCGTTGGACACTCCCCTGGAGCTTTGCCTCACCTCGATAAACCAGCGCCGCCAGGCGGACTTCGACCGCCGCGTGGCCAAGATCGAAGCCGAGAATGCTGAGCGCGCCGCGCGCGGCCGCAAGCTACTGGAGCTCCCGGAGCCGAAGGGTGATGTCAACCCCAAGAACACAGCCAGCAAGTTCAGCGGGGTGAAGACATCCATGAAGCGGCTGGACGAGGCCGGGGTGCGCGCCGTCTGGGCCGACCGCGACCAGGGGCTGGAGATCATCAAGAAGGAGCTAGGGCTGTGAAGAGGTTCTGGAGGTTCTGCCGCCGTTGCGCGGCCTACACCACCCGCGAGAATTTGTCGATGTTCGACCTGCTCGTGATCGTCGGCATGCTGCGCCTGCTCGACCAGTACCGCTATTGGGACGCGGCCATGCTGCTCTTGTTCAGCAGCATGGTCTCGGTGGCGCTCAAGAGCATGGCTGGGACGCTGGACGACAAGCGCATTGTCGTCACGCACAGCAGCCTGCAAATGCCGCCTGAGCTCAACACGGCCGGTTTCGCCAAGCGTGTTGCGGAGCGGTTCAATGCAAGGCGCTGAGCGGTTCTTCGCCTACGCGCGAGCTCGCTACCAGCTGATGCTGACCAAGGAGCTCGACCTGGCGCTGACCGATGGAGCCGGGGCCCCGTGGACTGACGACCCCATCTTGGCGGCTTACCGCTTCTGCAATGTGTTCCGCGAAGACGACCGGGTCACCCGGTGGTTCAAGGACAACATCCGGGAGCCGCTGGGTGACGACGGATACCGTCAGTTCCTAGCGGCCGTGGTGTTCCGGTGGTTCAACAAGATCGAGACCGGAGAGCTCCTCAAGCCCCTGCTCCTGGGCACCTGGGACGTGGAGGAAGCGCGCCGCCTGCTCAAGGACCGCGTCGCCTCTGGGCATACCATCCTAGGCGCTGCCTACATGATCAAGAGCCCGCCCGGTATGGACAAGGTCGACGGCCTGCTGCAGTGCATCAGCGCGGTCGGGCCTGAGTGCGGGGTGATGGCCTATGCCTGTGACGACACGACCGAGCTCAAGGCGGTCCACGAGGTGCTGTGCGGCTTCCCTTACCTGGGGGCGTTCATGGCCTACGAGATCGTGACAGACCTGCGCCACACCAGCATGCTCAACGAGGCCCCGGACATTATGACGTGGGCGTCGGCAGGCCCAGGAGCGGCGCGGGGGCTCTGCCGGGTGCAGGGTCTCCCTTTAGGGACGCTGCGCTACCAGGGTCCACGCGACCAGCAGACGCTGATTGCGGGGATGCGTTGTCTTCTGGCACAGTCGCTCGACCCGGCTTTCTGGCCGGTCGACTGGCCTCGCTGGGAGATGCGCGATGTCGAACACACGCTGTGTGAGTTCGACAAATACGAGCGCGCTCGCTTAGGTGAGGGCGCGCCGAAGCAGAGGTACCAACCGAGAAAGGGATGACATGTCGACAATTCGTATCAATGCCGAGCTCAGGGACGGCATCATTGCCAATGCCCTGACCCAGCGGTTCGCAGCCGACCGGCTGCTGATCGCTGAACAAGACGAGAAGCTCCGGTTGCTCACCAAGGAGCGCGACCAGGCTGGCTACGAGGCAGCCTTCTCGGAGCTCGATCGCAAGCGGCTCCAGGCTGCTCCCGATGGCTGGTTTCCGAAGGCCAGCAGCGTCAAGGTGGCGGTCGAAGACACCAACGAGGTGCTGGAGATCAAGTTCGCCGACGCACAGCGGGTGCCCTACGAGGTCCACAACAGCCGCCACGGCACCCACATTGCTTCGATCATCCGCCCTGACCACCCCTACATGGCCGCACGCAACGCGGTGCGGGACGCCAAGGCGGTGCTCGACGCCATGAACAAGGATGTCGAAGAGCGCGAGCGCGCCCTTCGCGCCAAGGTCAAGGCGGTCATCGAGAGCGTCACCACGATCGGCCGTCTGGTCGAGGTGTGGCCTGAGGTGCAGGACTTCCTGCCTGAGGTGATGGCGGGGCCGAAGGGCAATCTCCCGGCCACCCTCATCAGCGACCTCAATGCCGAGCTCGGCATCGTGCGGGAGGCCGCCTAACATGCATGTGATCCGGACCCGGAACGTCCAGGAGGCGCTGCCCAAGGCGCTCGTCGACCTGGACCAGGTAGGCATCGACCGCGAGAGCAGGAACGGGCCCGTGCGCCTGTTTCCGGGTCCGGTCACGACCGTCTATGAAGAGCCGTGCGAGCGGGTGATTTACTACCCAGAGCGCGATGCTAACCCGTTCTTCCACCTCTTCGAGAGCCTGTGGATGCTGGCGGGGCGCAACGACGTGAAGTACGTGGCGCACTTCGTCAAGCGGATGAAGACGTTCAGCGACGACGGCAAGACCCTGCACGGGGCCTATGGCGCGCGCTGGCTCAAGTGGTTTCAGCAGCAGACCCCTGATGGCGAGGGCTTCATGCTGCAGGACCAGCTGCTTGACGTGATCGAGGCGCTCAAGCACAACCCTGACGACCGCCGCCAGGTCATCAGCATGTGGGACGGCCATGTCGACCCGCCGACCGCGCGCGCCGGGGGCAAGGACGTGCCCTGTAACACGCACATCTACGTCTCGGTCAGCACCGAAGGGCGGCTGGACATGACGCTGTGCAACCGCTCGAACGACGTGGTGTGGGGTGCCTATGGGGCCAACGCGGTCCACTTCTCGTACCTCCAGGAATTCCTGGCGGCTGGGGTCGGTGTGCCGGTCGGTCGGCTCTACCAGATGAGCAACAACCTCCACGCCTACCACGCCACACTGGAGCAGGTGCAGCCCATCCTCCAGCGGGTGCCCTACAACCCCTATGCCGAGGGACTGGTCGAGCCCTACCCGCTCGTCTCCACCAACATCAAGCAGTGGCGCGAGGACCTGAGCGTGTTCCTCGACGTTGGACCCACCCCTGGGCTTCGTGACCCGTTCTTTCGCCGCGTCGCTATTCCCATGTGGCTGGCCCACCAAGCCTACAAGGAGAGCGATGACCTTGAGCGGTTCGAGCTCGCCTTCGAGAACCTCAGCCAATGTCATGCGGCCGATTGGCGCGTGGCCTGTCAGGAATGGCTGGAGCGCCGTCGTGACGCCCAGGCGAAGCGTGAAGAGGAAGCTGAGGCATGAGCGACTGGAACAACATGGCCAATGCGGTCATCCAGAGCCGCTCAGGCGGCGCGGTTGAGCGGTGCCACGGCATCCTCCACCAAGGGTCCTACTCGAATGCGGCCCACAGCTGGGGCGTCGCCATGCTGATGTGGTACCTGTGGCCGGACGACTTCCCCCGGCTGGCGGCCTACTGCCTCAGCCACGACGTGCCTGAGGCCTGGGTAGGCGACAGCCCGGCTCCGGTGGGTCGCTACGTGCCCGGCTTCAAGAACGAGGTCGGCAAGCTGGAGACCCGCATCAATCATTCGCTCGGTCTCCCGGCCGAGCACGATCTGGACGAGCTCGACTTTGCCAAGCTCAAGGCCTGTGACCGGCTGGAGTTCTGGCTGTGGAGCAAGGAGCAGCTGCTTCGGGGCAACCTGTACGCTCAGGAAGGGCTCACCGAGATCGAACGGTACTTCGACGAGGTGCCATTGCCGCCACGCGGACAGGCCCTGCTCGATGCGCTCAAGGCGCGCGAGAACCTCCTGCCACGCCAGTCGGGCGTGATCAAGGAGCTCTGCGAGTGATGGAGGATGAAATGGGCTTGCTGTCTGCTAACCAACGCCAGGTCGGCGGTGACCACTACAAGAATGGGCTGCTCGAACACTGGGACCTGATCGAGCGCCACGGGATCGGCTACCTAGAGGGCTGCGCCACCAAGTACGTGGCCCGCTGGCGCAAGAAGAACGGGCTCCAGGACCTTGAGAAGGCCGACCACTACGTCCAGAAGCTCATCGAGCTCTATGACGAGGGGGTCCGCCTGCCGCGCGGGGTGGTGCCGCACGAGACCATCGCCGAATTCTGCCGGGTGAACGGCTGCGACGCGGTCGAAGCCGGGGCGCTCAACATGCTTCTGCACTGGAGCAACCGGCAGCACCTGCTGGAGGCGCAGAAAGACATCCGCTCGCTCATCGCCACGTGCCGCATGATCCACAGCCAGGGCACCACCCAAGACGCGAGCCTCTGACCGATGGCAGCGAGAAAGTCTGGCAGCGGGGGTCCGCTGCAAATGCCTTTGTTCGCCCCGGAGAGCCAGTGGAGCCCTCCCTCCCTGGGCTCACTGCCCTCCTGGGCCGACGCCAAGCGGGTCTGCGTCGACGTTGAAACCAAGGACCCTCACCTCAAGCAGCTGGGCATCGGGGTCCGGCGCGGGGGCTTCATCACCGGGGTCAGCTTCACGATCGAAGACGGCCCTAGTGCCTACCTGCCCATGCGGCACGAGGGCGGGGACAACCTAGACGAGGCCCAGGTGCTGGCCTACCTGCGAGCCCAGGCGAAGGTCTTCAAGGGCGACTTGGTCGGCGCGAACCTGCAGTACGACCTAGACTACCTTCTCGAAGATGAGGTCGACTTCAAGGAGGTCCGCTACTTCCGAGACATCCAGATCGCCGACCCGCTGATCTACGAGCTCCACCACAGCTTCTCACTGCAGAACATAGCCGAGCGCAATGGCCTGCCGGGCAAGGACGTGTCCCTGCTGGAGGAAGCCGCACGCATCTACGGGGTGGACCCCAAGAGTGGCATGTGGCGGCTCCCGGCGCGCTACGTGGGCCCCTACGCCGAGGCCGACACTCAGCAGCCGCTGCTCATCATGCGCCGCCAGGAGCGCCGCATCGACGATGAAGACCTGTGGGGTGTGTGGAACCTAGAGAGCCGAGTGCTTCCCTGCCTAGTCCGCATGCGGCGGCGCGGGGTGCGCATCGATCTTGAGAAGCTGCGCCAGGTCGAAGAGTGGTCGATGACCCAAGAGGCTGAGGCGCTGGCGCGGGTCAAACACCACACCGGTCACAGCATAGCCATCGGCGACGTGTGGAAGGCCGGTGCCCTTGCTCCGGCGCTGGAGGCCATCGGCATCAAGCTCGAAGAGACGAGTACAGGGCAGCCTCAGATCGACAAGTTCCTGCTCGGTGGCATCGACCACGAGGTGGCAACCTCGATCGCCTGGGCTCGCAAGGTCAACAAGCTGCGCACCACCTTCGCCGCGTCGGTGCGCAACTACATGGTCAACGGCCGCATCCACTGCACCTTCAACCAGATCGCTCGTGAGGACGAGAAGGGCGACCAGAAGGGCGCGCGCTACGGCCGCCTCAGCTGCGTCGACCCCAACCTCCAGCAGCAGCCGAGCCGGGATGAGTTCGCCGCCATGTGGCGCTCGATCTACATCCCTGAGGAAGGCTGCGAGTGGGTGGCGAACGACTACAGCCAGCAGGAGCCCCGGTGGACCACGCACTTCGCGGCCATCATGGACCTGCCCAAGGCGCGGGTGGCGGCCAAGGCCTACTGGGACGACCCCAACCTCGACAATCACCAATTCATGGCCGACCTGACCGGCCTGCCCCGGAAGTACGCCAAGAACCTCTACCTAGGGCTCTGCTACGGTGAGGGCGGCGCGAAGCTGAGCCGTGACTGCGGTCTCCCCACCCGCTGGGCTCTGGCCTCTGGGCGTGGGAGGGAGCGCCGGGTCAGCTACCATGCGACCCGTGAAGAGGCCCTGGAAGCGCGCCGTGAGGTCGAAGACGGCTACATGTTCGAGGCCGCTGGCGAAGAAGGCCAGGAGATCATCGACAAATTTGATAGCCGCGCGCCGTTCATCAAACAGCTGGCGAAGAAGGCTGAGGCCCAGGCGAAGAAGAACGGCTTCATCAAGACCATTGGTGGCCGCAAGCTCCACTTCCCTCAGAAGCCAGACGGCTCCTATGACTGGACGCACAAGGCGCTGAACCGGCTCATCCAGGGCTCCAGCGCCGACCAGACCAAGGAGGCGCTGGTCGAGCTCGACGCGGCTGGACACTTCCTGCAGCTGCAGGTGCACGACGAGATCGACGGCTCTGTTGAGAGCCGGGATGAGGCCTACGCCATGGCGGCCGTGATGCGGGACGTGCGCAAGGCTGAGGTGCCATTCCGCGTAGATACCGAGATCGGTCCCTCGTGGGGCGAGGCAAAGTAGGCGACCCAAGGAGCAGAAACGATGATACTTTCCGGACAGACCATCCGCCGCTTGAACATCCTGGAGCCCTGTGCCGAGCGGACCCAGGAGCGCGGCCTCAGCTATGGTCTGGGGCCTGCTGGCTACGACTTGAGGCTGGTGCTCGGCTCCGAGCCCGACCCCATGATCAAGAAGGCCTACGCTCATCCGGACGGCCGGTACTGCATGCTCAACCCCGGTGAGTTCACGCTGGCGGCCGGGGTTGAGCGGTTCACCATGCCGAACGACGTGCTCGGCATCGTCCACGACAAGTCCAGCCTCGCTCGCCTGGGCCTCAGCGTGTTCAACACCGTGATCGAGCCAGGCTGGGAGGGCTGGCTGACATTGGAGCTCAGCAACAAGGGCCCCAAGCCCATCCGGCTTGTCGAGGGGCAGGCTATTGCCCAGGTAGTGTTCCACCGCCTGGACGAGCCGACTGAACGCTCGTACGACGGCAAGTACCACAATCAGGCATACGGTCCACAGGTGGCTCGTGGCTGAAAGCAATATGCGGGGTCGCGTGGTGCGCGCCCTGCGCCCACTCGACGCCATGGCGGTCGAGAATAAGGTCTACCCAGGTACCCCGGATGTCAACTATTCGGTCGGCTGGGTGGAGCTCAAGTGGCTACCCCGGTGGCCCAAAGGGTCGGATGAAGCTCCGGTGCGGGTGAAGCATTTCACCCCTCAGCAGCGGGTCTGGCTCAAACGCAGATGGAGGAAGGGCTTCCACGCCTACCTCCTGCTCCAGGTGGGGCGTGAGTGGCTGCTCTTCGATGGGGAGACCGCCGCCCGGCACCTGGGGAAAGTAACACAACCCCGATTGCGCGAGCTCGCACTCGTGATCTGGGACCGATTGGAAGGTGAGGAGCTCATACGATGGTTGACGCGCCACAGAAACTAACACGCGGAGAGCGTCTGACCATTGATCGTCGTCGCCGCCAGGAGCGCCAGCGCGCGGCCGCCGCCCGGCTAGAGGTGCCGTTGAGCCGATACAGCCGGTGGGAGCGTGACCTCGACGCCAGCGCACCGTCGGTGCGTGTCGGCACCCTCAAGGCCCATGAGCGGTGCTTCATCATGCGCCGCCGCTGCAACAAGACACAGCAGGAGGTGGCCACTGACATGGGCATCTGCCGCTACTGGCTCAACCGGATGGAGCTTGGCGAGACCGACTGCACCGACCTGGCCTGCTACTGGGAGGCCTGATCGTGAGCGTACAACCTGACACCAATGCAGCCATCGACTTCCTGCGCCGCTGGGCCCCCGCTGGGCCCTGGGCCCTCACCTCGATCCGCCCCGACCGCAAGGCCATCGACACCCGCACCTTCTACCCTTCCGATGAAGACGCGGCGCGCCGCTGGCTAGGCGAGTACAATGGCCAGCGGAACATCTACTTCCACGTCAACCCGCCGCTCCGGGACATCACCAAGAAGGCTGAGCGCGAAGACATCAAGTCGGTCGACTGGCTGCATGTCGACATCGACCCCCGTGCCGGTGAAGACCTGGAGGAGGAGCGCCAGCGGGCCCTCAGCCTGCTGACCTCCAGGCTCCCGGCCGGGGTACCCGCGCCGACCGTGGTGGTGTTCAGCGGCGGCGGCTACCAGGGCTTCTGGAAGCTGGAGCAGCCCATCCCGGTCAACGGGGACCTGGACAAGGCTGAGGACGCCAAGCGGTTCAATCAGCAGCTGGAGGTGCTGTTCGGCGCGGACAACTGCCACAACATCGACCGCATCATGCGCCTGCCAGGCACGGTCAACATCCCTGACGAGCGCAAGGCGAAGAAGGGCCGCGTGGCGACGCTGGCCACGCTGGTCTCGTTCGATGAAGAGCTCGTCTACCCGCTGAGCCAGTTCACCCCCGCCCCGGCCGTGCAGATGCGCGAAGAAGGCGGCTTCGCTGGCGGCGGCCGGGAGCCAATCGTCAAGGTGAGCGGCAACGTCGAGCGCCTAAACGACGTGAACGAGCTCGACCAGTGGGATGTGCCCGACCGGGTCAAAGTGATCATCGTCCAGGGCCGCCACCCTGACGAGATCAAGGCCGGGGACAACAGCCGGTCGGCCTGGGTGTTCGATTGCGTCTGCCAGCTGGTGCGCGCTGAGGTCCCTGATGATGTCATCTTCTCAGTGCTCACTGACCCCGACTTCGGTATCAGCGAGAGCATCATCGAGAAGGGCTCGAACGGCGCGAAGTACGCCATCCGGCAGATCGAGCGCGCGCGGGAATACGCCATTGACCCGTGGCTGCAGAAGCTCAACGAGCGGTTCGCTGTCATCGGCAACATCGGCGGCAAGTGCCGGGTGGTCGAAGAGGTGGTGGACCACGCCCTCAACCGTACCCGGCTCACCCGCCAGAGCTTCGACGACTTCCGCAACCGGCACATGAACCAGTACGTGCAGGTCGGGGTCGATGAGAAAAGCGGCATGCCGAAGATGAAGGCAGTCGGCGGCTGGTGGCTGGGCCATCCGCAGCGCCGCCAATTCGACACCATTGTCTTCGCCCCTGGGCGTGAGATCACCGGAGCGTACAACATGTGGAAGGGCTTTGCGGTCACCGCGCGGCCGGGCGACTGCCAGCTGTTCCTTGACCACTTGCTTGAGAACGTCTGCAATGGCGACGAGGCCATCTACCGCTACCTGATGGGCTGGCTGGCGCGCATGGTGCAGCACCCCGATAGCCCAGGGGAGGTAGCGGTGGTGATGCGCGGGGGCAAGGGCACCGGCAAGAGCTTCGCCGCCAAGGTCATCGGCTCCCTCCTGGGCCGTCACTTCCTGCACGTCAGCAACCCTTCCCACCTGGTCGGCAACTTCAACAGCCACCTCAGGGACGTGGTACTGCTGTTCGCCGACGAGGCCTTCTACGCGGGTGACAAGAAGCATGCGTCGATCCTCAAGACGCTGATCACTGAAGACACGCTGCAGATCGAGGCCAAGGGCGTCGACGTGGAGACCGCCCCCAATTATGTCCACCTGATCATGGCCTCGAACGACGAGCACGTGGTGCCAGCGTCGGGCGACGAGCGCCGCTTCCTGGTGCTCGACGTGGGCAAGGAGCAACAGCAGAAGAGCGCCTACTTCCGCGCCATCGCCGACCAAATGGACAACGGCGGCCGGGAGGCCCTGCTCCACCTGCTGCTGACGTACGACCTCAGCGAATTCGACGTGCGCCAGGTGCCCCAGACCGATGCGCTCAAGGACCAGAAGGACCTGAGCCTCAGCCCGGAGCAGGACTGGTGGCTGAACAAGCTGAACGACGGCTCGCTGTTCTCCGACCAGGACGAGTGGCCCAACGAGGTCCGCAAGGAGCTCTTGGTGGACGACTACATCGAGCATACCCGGCGCTGGATGATCAACCGGCGCGGCAATCAGACCGCGCTCGGCAAGTTTCTCAAGCGTGTCGTGCCGAAGCTCGATGTCATCCAGCAGATGGCCTGCTGGGACGAGCCCGCTGGTGACGGCTTCATGCGCAAGGTCGAGAAGCGCGCGTACTTCTGGCTGCTCCCCAGCCTAGACGAGTGCCGGGAGCGGTGGGAGGACATCCACGGGACGCGGACCTGGCCCAAGCCGAAGCCGAAGCAGGGCGAGCTCAAGGTCGACGGCAAGGGCAAGCCGAAGGGCGACAGCCAGGAGCCGCCGTTCTGAAAATAGTTTGACAAAGGGGCTTGTCTTCTGCGTTGTGCTGGTCGATAGGAGTTCTCAGAAAAGGAGTACGACTGATGGCTAAAGAGACCCCTGTGACCGCCGTTATAGCCGAGCTCACCGCCGCTGGCGTCGAGCACCGCATCGACCAGGGCAAGCACTACAAGGTGCGCTTCTGGGTGAACGACCGCCAGTACACCTACGTGGTGGCCCGCACCGCCAGCGACAGACGCGCGATGCAGAACGCTCGAACCGGGGTCCGTCGAATTCTACGAGACCTGGGACTGCTCGAAGGAAAATGACTTGTCTTCTGCCTCCCCGTGGGGCAGGCTCGCTTCAGAAAAGGAGAAACCCCGTGCCAAAGACCAACACCCATGACACTCGTGAAGGCTGGCTTCGCGCTGGCATGAAGCTGCTCGACGAGCGGTTCTCCAAGCCGGGCAAGCATGAGCTTCCCGCTGAGCTCTACGTCTCGATCGGCTGGGCCAAGAATGCTGGGAAGGGCAACGCCATTGGCCAGTGCTTCCCGCCTGCCTGGAGCAGCAACGAGAAGACCGTCAACATGTTCATCTGCCCCCGGCTGTCCGACCCGGTCGAGGTGCTGGCCACCTTGCTGCACGAGATGGTCCACGCGGCCGTCGGCTGCGAGCACGGCCACAAGGCCCCGTTCAAGAAGGTCATCAAGGAATTCGGCCTGGCAGGGAAGGCCACCGCCACCTATGCTGAGCCCGGCTCGCAGTGCCACTCGGTACTGACCGAGGTCTCCGAGCTCCTGGGCCCCTACCCGCACGTCGCCATGGTCGCGCGCAAGAAGAGCAAGCGCGGCTCGATGGGCGGCTGGGTCCGCCTGATGAGCACCAACGAGGAAAGCTACAAGGTGCTTGTGAGCCCGAAGCAGCTGGAGGAACATGGCTACCCGGTCGACCCTTGGGGCGACGAGATGGTGCCGGTGGAGGGCTGAGTATGGACGACTTTGACGATGAGCCGTTGCGGGTGCCGATTGGCTGCCGCAACGGTCTGCTGGCGAGCGCAGTGCTGTGGGTCTTGATAGCTCTGCTGTTCTGCTTCGCCATCAAGACCTGGGCAGACATGCCCATCGTGTACAAGTCAGCGAGCACCAACGAGTGCGTCGAGGTCGACGACCCGGCTGGCGAGCACGATTGCGGCAATCTGCCGGACAAGTACGAGCTCGAATGGGTGCAGTGAAGGAGGTGCTAGGTGAAGAAGCTGTCAATTATCATGGAACGCGAAGACGCCAAGGAGACCAAGGGGTGCCATCGGTACCGCGCGGTCGGCGGGGACGCGGGGGTCACGACCCTCTACATCCAGAAGGTCCACGTGGGCGAGCGGGCGACCATGCCTCAGCGCATCCACGTGACGGTGGAGGAAAGCGGTCAGTGAGCACCTTCGCTTCCTGGGCTCCTCCGCATCGGGAGGCGAAGGCTGCTGTCGGTGACAAGCCCAGGGAGCAGCTGCCTCCCTGGGCACCCGGCGAACCGCTTCATGTTCATGAAGTGGTCGAGGTGTACCGGAGAGCTTTCGGCCGTCCGGTGCCCCACCATCTGGACAGGCGGACGCTCCATGTGCTGTTGATCCAGCATATGGGTGAGCTCGCATTCGACTTCGAGATCAACCGCCTGCGCGGCCATGCGTGGGAGCAGGCGGCTTGACTTGGGTTGGCTGGCTGAACCTCTACCTGGTGTTCGGCCTGCTGAACGGGGAGCTTGCAATCGTGGCGACACGGCGCAAGGGCTCCCAACTGAGGGGACGTGCCTATGTGGGGCTCGTCCTGTTGTGGCCGGGCCTGCTCCTGTTGGGGCTGGTCGCGGTGATGAGACAGAAAGGGAAGTAGAATGAACGATCAGAACACCCGCCCCAAGGCGGTCAAGCTCGACGATGCGGAAGGCCTGGACCTTTGCCGCCAGCTGCGTGACCTTCGCCGCGAGGCGCGCCAGACGACCGAAGAGCTCAACAAGCGGTACTCCGACGAGGCCGACGCCATGAACGCGGCCTTCGAGCGGCGCAGCAAGGAGCTCTGGGACAAGCTCTACGCCAAGGCCGGGATCGACCCCGAAGCCAACTGGACGGTCGACACTGAATACCTCGACGACCATGGCGTGGCCTTCGTCAAGGAAGACGAGCCCTGTCAGCATGGCGGCATGCCCGCTGCGCTGGCGCAGCTGTTCGGCGGCGCGAACGTCCGGCTGGTCGAAGAGCCGGTCGAAGAGCCGACACTCAACTAACCACTGCTTCGCGGAGGGGCAGCCGGGGGAGCGTCAATCGCACCAGGGCCACACGTCCCGGCTGTCTCCGCAGGAGGGCCCTATGCTCAAGCGACTTCTCACCTTTCTCGGCTGGCTCGGCTGGGCCGAGCTCATCTACGGCAGCGGCCGCCATGGCGAGCGGACCCTCTACCTGGCGCGCGTTCCCATCACCCCAATGACCCCCTGGGGACAGCTGCTCTGGCACGTCTTCTACCGGGGCGATGAGGACCCAGACCCGCACGATCACCCCTGGCGCTTCTGGGCGTTCCCGTTCTCCACCTACCTTGAAGAGGTGATGCAGCACGACGGTACGATTACCATCAGCCCGGTCACCGCCTGGCGCTGGTACTTTCGCGACTTCACCCACACCCACCGGGTGCTCGGTCCCGTCAATGGCAAGTGGCCTCTCCACACGCTGGTGTGGCGCGGGCCCTACATCAAGGGCCGCCGCTGGGGCTTTTGGGTGAAGAGCAACAACCCGGTGCTGGAGCACATCGGCTGGTACATCCAGTCCAACCCCTGCACCAGCATGCGCGACACCAATCACCTCAGCGACCGCTGGCGCATGAAGGTGCCGTGGCGCACCTACCTGTATGGCGAAGAGCAAAAGGAGCCCTTGTGATGGCAGATCGCATGACAAGCATTCACCTTCCTGGCTTGGCTAGTGGGAGTGGTCTTGCTGACTGGGGTCGCCAAGATGCTGCCACAATGATCGCTCAAATTCGTCGGTACGCTCTGCAGCAGAAGGAATGGGCAGAAGCTATTCTGGCGGCCGCTGATGAAGACTTCATGGTGAACACCTACGTTGGAGTTCACGTTCAGCGTAATCGTGAAATCATTCAGAAAGGGAGGCCTACTACATGATCGTCAGTTTCCAGAATGAGGGCGCAATTGACATGCGTGCCGTCACCACGATCGGCATCAGCGCCAAGGAGGGCGACAGCCCCATCGGCTACTTCGGCTCTGGCCTCAAGTACGCCATCAGCGTGATCCTGCGCAGCGGTGGGGCCATCACCGTCTGGTCGGGCCTGCACCGCTACGTGTTCTCGAAGGCTCCAGTACGGGTGCGCGACCAGGACTTCGAGGTCATCACCATGACCGAGTACGGACCTGGCTGCGAGGTCGGCCGGGAGCCACGCGAGCTCGGCTTCACCACCCGCCTGGGCTTGAATTGGGAAGGCTGGCAGGCTTTCCGGGAGCTCTACTGCAACACGATCGACGAGCGCGGCGAAACGATCATGGGTCGGGATGGTCACAAGCCCAGGGAGGGCACGACCACCATCCACGTGCAGGGTGTGGTCGACATCGAGAACGCCTACACCAACCGGGGCGGCATCGTGCTCACCAAGGAGCCGGACTACCGGCTGGAGGGCGTCGATGTGCACCCTGGCGAGAGCAATCACGTGTACTACCGGGGCATCTTGGCGGCTGAGCTCCAGCAGCAGGCGAGCTTCTGCTACAACGTGCTGACCCCGCTCGTGCTGACCGAAGACCGGACGATCAAGTTCCCGCACCTGGCGCACCAGGCCATCGCGCGCTCGATCATCCGCTCCGAGGACAGCCGGTTCCTCAAGAAATGGCTCACCTCACCCCGCGACAGCTTCGAGCACAAGCTCGATCTGGCCTGTACCGGGGAGCGGCCGTCCAAGGCCTTCCTGGACGCGGCCGAAGAGGTGGCGCGCGCCGTCGAGCTCCCCTGCAACCTGGCAGTCCAGGGTATTTTGACGCGGTACCGGGAAGCCCCGGCCGTCC